AATATATAAAATACATAAGATATTAACAGAGATTATATTTTACATTTTCATTATAATATGATATAATATATATAATCATTATTTAACTATTTTCTCTCTCTTATTTCTCTCTTTAATAAAGGAGTCAAGAGAGATAGAATATATATATCAATGAAGATAGAATATTAGAATAGATATAATTCCGGTACTAGATATAGAGATAGAATAATATATAATTAATTATGATATCATACTATACTAACTACTAGTACGTATTACGTCTCTTATAATAATGTATTCATTAGAAGAGATACATAGAGACTATTATATCCTACGACAGATAGAAAGATAGATAGAATAGTTATAGTATATAGTATAGTATATAGTATAGTATATATACTATTACTACTTTCACTTCTTTCACTTTTCTTATACTCTCGTTATGAGCTCTACAATTTACTCAATCTCTACTGATTACTTACTTTTACTCTACTGACGTCAATAGAAACGATAGATATACAAAAAGAGCAACGGGGATAAAAACTCCCGCTATCCTATATATACTATAAGATGCTTGCATCTCTTCTGAAGCCATAGAATTTCTAGATCTCGTACGAGAAAAATAATTAAGTACAGTATACATACAATAACTAATCATATGAAAAAAGCAACTAAAAAGAGTACATCTAAAAAGAAGAAGTCAATCATTCCAAAAAATAAAAAAGAATCTCGTAGTGTTAGAATTGAGAAAGCAGAGAATGGTTTCATCATTAGCCAAACAATCTCTACAGAAGATTCTTATACTGAAAAGAAAGTAATCGCTCGTACAAATAAAGAAGCACAGAATTTCGCTTCTAAGCTTTTATAGAAATAAGTATATGAAATTAACAAACAAACAAAAATACATACTTGAGAAACTAGAGCAGGGCTGGATAGTCAAAGTAATGCTAATTCAAAATGCTGCTTCAAAGACTTGGCTCTACAAAGACGGAAATATCCCAATCTCAATTTCCTATCTCTCAGTTGCCTCGTTGAAGATAAAGCAATACTTAAAACAAATTCCTGCTAACCGCCATGATGAACGATGGTACGTCTATAGTACTGCTGGAATTACAGAAGAACAGAAACGAAAAGAATTAGTAGGATTAGGAATCCCATCCTTCGCTTTCTAAGAATACGACGGTAAGCTGGACTTATCGTTTCATCCTGGACAAAGCCTTCGCCTTAAGAAGTAGACAAAACCAGATGAATGCATTTTAACAAATTAATTAAAACGACTTATGCCAAATCTAAGTGATCGCTATGATCTAAAATCATTAATCAAAAAACAAGGAGATAAAGGGAAAGCTCAAGCAGCAGTTAAGATTATGAATGATGTAGATCATGTTCTACGTATGAGCGAAGAATGTACTGCTGAAATGGCTATTACGATTTTACAAGCACTCGTACGTACTTACGAAGGTGCAGCAATTAAGACTTATATTTTAAAAACTAAACCAAATGGACAAGAAAAAATTCTCACCAAGCCAAATATCAAAACAGGAAAAGATGCTTGATAAACAGGAAGAGATGCTAAGCCTGCCTTGTCATAAATCAATCTTTTCAATACTCTCAGTTGTATATCTCAATGGTGCTCAGTATTCAAACCTACACGTATGCATTGCTAACACTTTAGCTGAAGCAATGACTTTAGCTAAAGCAAACGTAGTAAAGAAGAAAGGAAGCTATGATCAAATTGAACATCCGATGTATGCTAAGTTTCCAATTAATGATATTTTCCAAGAACTACAGCTTACAGAAGAAAAACGTTCATCGAAGATAATGCAAATGATTATTGATACATCTGATAACGAGTTACTAGAAAAATTAAAACTTTTCTTTGCAAAATACGAAATCAAATATATAAATGATAAAATAAAAAATAAAGTATGAAAGCCGGAAGACCAAAAAGAGTACGCACAACTAAGCGAATAAGAACTACGACTCCAAAATCATTACGTCCTCTAAGAGGTAAGCCAGCAACGATTGAAAATGAAGTAGAGGAAGAAACAATTGAAGCATTAGATAACCAGTTGACAAAGCAAACAAAGCTGAAAGGAAAATTTAAAGCAGAGCTTCCGAAATTGAAACACGTAAGGAAGAAGAAGCATCCCACTGATGTATTTAAGATTACAGCTTGGAAGAGTACCATTATCAATATGTGTTCACAGGGAGCTTCGAAGGTAGAAGTATTAGCAGCTCTTGGATTGACGAACAAAATGCATAACAAGTTACTTCAAGAAGCACGAGAAGAAATTCCTAATCATAAGACAGTTCGTTATGCAGAAACAATCGAAAGAGGAATAGAACTTGCAGAAGCTTGGTGGGTTCAGGCAGGGAGAGAAGGATTAACTCTTGGAAGAGGGTTTAACTCAAATCTTTATTTTATGAATATGAAGAACCGCTTTGATTGGGGAGATAATATGAAAGTTGATTTAGGAGAAGATACACTTAGAACATTACAGGAAGGAATCGTTGCTATAGCTAAAGGAGGTAGTGCTCCAGTCAAAGCACCAAGAGGAAGACCTCGTAAGAAACTAATTAGAGAATTAGATATATGATTAATTTTCTGATTGGTTTTTTTGTTGGAATTCTAAGTGCATGTTTTTATTTCGAATATCGCTAATTAAAACGACCTATGATTCGAACAGATTTTATCTATCCTGATTCTTCAAATATTGATTTCAAAGTATTGGGAGGAAGACTTACAATTTTAAATACACCGAAAGAACTAAAGAGAAAAATCGCAAGAGAGATATTAGATTTACAAGAAGACCCAGTATGGAAGTTGGCACATGATATGTTTAAGAATCACGATCATAGTGGGCCATTCTCAATGTCTCCTGCAGAAACTGCTATCTTTAAATCTGTATTTCAGAGACCTCATTCAAGAGCAGTGATTGTTTCGTCTACACAGTATGGGAAAACATTAACTATCTCAAGAGCACTGTTAATGAGAATCTCTTCTTTTCCTGAAGATTGGTTAGTAACAGTACCTGATCAGAAGAGGGGGAAGATTTTGATTAACTATATCATTAAAGATACTTCAGAGAATCCATATTTCAAAAAGAAGTTGATTGGAATTAAGAATAAATCTAGAGATGCATTGAATAGGTTAATGGAAGAGAAATCAAAAGCTAAATTAACATATCAAGTAATGTGTGATGATGGAGTCGTTAGATATGGCTCTATTGAAATTATTTCATGCGAAGCAAAGAACATTACTAATGCTTTGAATGCTGTAATGGGATTTGGTGGAAGAAACGTCGTATCAGACGAGAGTTCTTTGTTATCTGATGAAATTGAATCAGGAGTCTTTAGAATGTTAGCTGGTAAAGGAGAAGATACTTGTTATATAAAAATTGGTAACCCGTTTGAGAGAAATCATTTCTATACAAGTTTCAAGAGTCCGCTCTATAAGAAAATGTTCGTGAATGATTTGATTGGTTTAGCAGATGGAAGATATAATCAACCGCATCTCGATGAAGCATCAGAGAAACCTAAGTACGATGTTCTTTACAGTTGCTGGTTCCCAAAAGAGGGAGCAAAAGATCAATATGGTTTTGCACCAATCTTCAGAGAGGATTTAATTGAGAAAGCATTCACTCCTCTTTTAACACACTTTGGAGAAAAAAGATTAGGAGTTGATATCGCAGGAGAAGGAAGAGATAGTTCTGTTATTGTATTACGTTCTGTAGTAGGAGCAGAAGTATTATATTGTACGAAAGAGAGTGATACAATGGTCGTTGCAAATGAAGTAATGAATATGATGAAACTGTATGAGATACATCCAACAAATGTTTTCATAGATACAGTAGGAGTTGGTAAGGGATGCTATGATAAAGTTAAAAGAATTTATGCAGGAGTTAATTCATATAAAGGAAATTTCTCTCCAGAGCAATCGATTAACTCTATTGATTATTTTAATCTAAGAGCACAATGCTATTGGAGAGTTTATAAATATCTAAATGATGGAGCACAATTAGTAGAGCATAATCGATGGGAGGAATTTTTAAATATTAAATCAGATACTACCAATGATAAGTTTAAGATTATGCCAAAGAAGATGATGCAGAAATTGAGGATTGCTTCACCTGATGTATGCGATGCACTGATGATGACTTTTATGAGAAAATCAGTTTCAAAACGGATTCATGAGAATAAAGGTCAAGCTGCAATGGATAAACATTTAAAAGAAAAACGAAAGAAACAAAATCGAAGAACTGGATTCAGCGGAGTTTAAATAATTTTAAAATAATATGCCAAAAAAAGTAAATATACAAACTAAGAAAAAAGACGAGATCTTCTTGAATGAAAAGATAAAGCGAGATGAGAAAGAAGATGAGAAAGAGAAAGCACAAGATAAAGAAACGAAAGATTATATTTTAGATTTAGCTGAAGAAGTAAAGGAGATGAAATCAATCAGAGATCAGAAATATGAATTTTTTGGTTTGAATGATTATGGAGAATCTCTTACTCTCTCGAATTATATTGCTGAGAGTGAACGGAGAATCAATTCAATTAAATACAGAGATGATTATAAAGATGACTGGCAATCTAATACTTTTGATCCTGTAACAAGAAATAAATTAATGGCAATCATTGCAAGACTTGCAGCACAACGAATGAAAGCAGAGTTTTTCAATCAGAAAGGTATTTCGAATATGACAGCTAGAATTATTACGAATCTATACGAAGCATCTGCTCGGGGTAAGAATGGAAAAGGAAAAGATGAGAAGACAGTATTTGATTCGATGTTTGAAGCAGTAACTAAAGGAACTGTTATTCGTGAAACACTTTGGTTTGAAGGACGGAGACGTATCAAGTCTTCTAAGAAACCAAAGAAAGATTGGGAAGAAGGTTCACCTCGCTGGAATTATAAAACAATCTATGAATGGGAAGATATCCTTGATCGCATTATTCCACTCGAGTGTTTTATTCCAGGAGATATTACAAAGCATAGTATTCAAGAGATGGGAAGATGTGCTACAGAACAAGCCTATGATTTAGAAACTTTTAAAATTGATTTTGGAGATTTTGATAATATACATTTAGTTGTACCAGTAGCAGAGATGAGCAAAGATGATATTAAATCATTTGGAATGGAAAAGTTTACTGATAACGAAGTAAGAGTTACAAGATATTGGAATAGGAATACAGATTCATATGATGTAATGGCAAATGGAATACTCTTAACTGAAATAGATAATCCTCTTCCATATAAACATAAACAGATTCCATTACAAGCTACTCGCTTTGAATATTTAAGTTTACAGTTTTTCTATGGAATGAGTTTACCATTTAAGCTAGCATCGTTTCAAGATATGAGTAATACAATGTGGGACTTGATGCTTGATCAGATGTTCATTGTTCTGAAGTCTCCAATCTTTAACGCTACTAATAATGACTTTGATCTCGATTGGTATTATCCATCTGCAGTGATAGACTTAGAACCTGGCACAGATCTTAATGCAATTAGAGAATTTAAAGTAACTCCTGATACTGGGAATGCAATCAATATAATGAATGCAATGAAGCAAGCAATGAATGAATCATCTAACCAGGGTCATGAGCAAGGTGGAGCAGCTGGAGTTGGTAGAGTAAGAACTGCTGAAGAAGTTGCTACTGCTAGAGAAGCTTCATTAGAAGTAATGGGATTATTCTTAAGGCAGATGGAATGGTTTGAAGAAGATAGAGCAGAACAGAAGATTCAATTGATGCTAGAATTTTATACTAAGAGACAAAAGTCTACAGGTAAACATCGGAAAGTAGTAGTCGATCAGATTCAGTTATTAAATGATGAACTTGGAACGATGGAAGTTAATATTAGATCGAATCCAAGAAATAAAGAAGTTCTTAATCAATTAAACGAGGCAACAGAGAATACTTCTCAAGTATTAGATATTACTCCAGAAGAAATTAGAAACTTTAAAGGAGTTATTAGAATTATTCCGAATTCATCTCTTAAAGAAACTAAGGATCAAGAAAAGTCAAATGAAATTGCATGGCAGAAACTAACGAGCGAAAATCCACTCGTTAATAAGGAAGAGAGTATTAAAGATCTTGCTCAAGTTTATGGAAAGAATTTAGATAAGGTATTAGTCAAAGGTAATACAGATGGTAACATGGGAGTAATAGAACAACTAATGCAGAAACAAGGTAGTTCACCTAATTTAGATAATAACAATCTTAAACGGGCAGTGAGTCAAGCAGACCAACTCCCGAAGAGAGGACAAGAAGATGTATAAAAAGATCATACGACCCTTTCGTGCATTACTTATCCGAATGCTTTTCTCAGCTCTGCAAGTTGAAGAAACATTGAAAGGATTAGTGATTTACGAAGATCTACCTGTATTTGAAGATTCAAAAGAAAGTTTTGGATTATCAAATGGGATGAGGTATCGACATCACGTTGCCTTAGCAAGAGCGTTCTTCGATGATGATTATAAAGATTATCTTTATTATCTGTTAATGAAAGTTCAGAGGGATAACATGAAAACGATTGAACCATTCAAGCGAGATGCACAGACAGCTACAGCACTATTTATTTTAAAGCATATTAAAGATATGAGAAAGTCAAGCGAAGTTATTCAAAAACAGAAAGGACCGAAATTCAAGAAAATGATTAGAGATACATTAAAAAGAAAAAAGAAAGAAGTTAATATAAATAATCGATGACTACTAAATAAACTTTAGTAGTTATCAGAAAGAAAATTTTATGTTTCCAAAAGATCAAAAAGTTGAGACCGATGAGTCTCAAGAAGATGTCGTGAAAGACGACAAAAAGAAAGAAGCTAGTCAGCTCAAGAAAACTAAACGCTCTCGTGAAGATGTGAAATCACTCTTCAAGAAAAGTTATCTTGAGAAACATGGGATCGATCTCAAAGATCCTAAAGTGGTAGAATCCGGCATTGATAAAAAACTCGATGCAGTATTAGATGATCTCACAGACAGGGAGTTAGCAAACTCTCGTAACATGTCTAAAGTGATTGGTCAGAAAATAAAGTACCGAGATAATAATCAAAGCAAGCCACTAGTGAAAAAAGAAAAGGAGAATGAAAATGAGGATGAAGATGAGGAGGGAGAGATTAATGATATGAAGAGTTTCCGTGACAATGAACGTGCAAAAGCAATTGGTAAGTTTTTGCCAAAGGTTGTCAAAGAGTTTAAAGACGAGAAGTTAGATCCGAGAGAAGTTTACAAGAAGATGGATAAGTATTATGCTGAAGAAAACGCAGACACTCGTAGAGAAGATTTTACAAAGAATCTCGAGGCTGCGTTTAGAGCTGCTTATCCAGATCTTCATGACGAGAGGAAAGAACGAGAGAAAGCTAAAGAGACTGAAGAAGATACTCCAATCATTGGTGGAGGTGGACATCACAAAAACAAAAAGAAAAAAGTTAGTAAGTCTGATGATTTAGCTCGACGAGGATCTCGTCGTATAAATCTACCAGATTGGTTTAAAGGTAAAGATTAATTCATTAAGTTTAATTCACAAATATGTTTGATCCAAAACAATTTGACGAAGGACAACTTGTTAGGCTTGAAGCTGCAACTGCACAGACTTTTGTCAAAGGAGATCGTGCTAAGCATAGTTCTGGTTACATGGTTGTTGGTGCAACTGATGATGACGAATGTTATTATATTGCAATGGAAGATGTAGTAACAACTGCAAATGGAGAGGTAGTAGAATTTCTACGTATTCCGAAGGTAGTTGTTTTTGAAGCTCTTTGTAGTGCTGCTTTAGTTTTAGGTACTCACGTTGGTAATGTCTATGATGTAACAGGTAAAGTAACTGTTAATCTCGGGAGTACAACCGATAAAGTTTTCTATATTGAAAAGATTATCGATGCATCTGGCAAGATTGCTCAAGGGTTCTTTTTGAATCCAGCACTAGCTTAAGTTAGCTAGTCAAAAAGTTAATTAATTTTAATTAGTCTCATACTATATGATTCGAAGACAAGATTTTGAAAAACTGAATGAAGAATTGCAAGAGACATATATGGAAAGTTCTGTGACTGCTATCTCAGAGATGGTAGGTCCAAAATTATTTGAAACGAAAGAAACGTCTCTTTACGATTATCTTCATCAAGTTCTTCATGGAGTCAGCGGTATCAAGCGTATCGCTGATGGCGAGAACTTCCCTCGTGTCAATAGTAAACAGGGTGACAATGTAACATGGTCTCAACGACACTATGGTGCAGAAGTACCTGTTACTAAGGATATGAGAAAGTTCGATCGGTACGACCAAGCAAATGAACTCGTCGAGACAATTGTTGATGAAGCATGGAATGATCTCGATCAGTCTCTAGCAGACGTATTAATCAAAGGATGGGATACGAGTTATACTGATGTTTGGGGAGATACAGTTGCATCAGTTGGACCAGATGGATTAGCACTTTTCAGTGCATCTCATTCTAATAATGTTACATCTGAAACTTTCAGTAACATTATCAATGATGGTACGAATTCAAATCCAGCATTGAGTAGAGAAGCAATCATCTACCAGATTAAGACTGGCCGTATTAATAAGGATGTTAATAAAAAGAACCGTGGTATCAGATATGACTTGTTGATTGTTCCTCCGTCTTTAGAAGACCTTGCTTATAGGATTGTAGAATCAGATAAGATCCAAGGATCAGCTGATAATGATACCAATAACTGGTTGAAGAAACGAGTTAAGATTCTCGTTTGGGAAAGATTAGAATCAGCTGCTGATGCTACAGATGCTGCTGCTTATTGGTTTATGGCAGATTCAAGAAAGTTGGTAAAAGTGTTAAAACTTTTATTTGCTGAGAAACCAACTCTTGATCCACCTGAAATTCTTTATAAGAATAAAGAGTGGGATTGGACAATCGATTTCTATTACACTCTTGGTTTTGGTTATCCTCTCGGTATTGCAGGTTCAAAAGGAGATAACTCATAAGGAGATTATCTTATTTTATTAATTAATCTAATAACACTATTATGAGTAAAGTAGATTGGGCAAATCTCCTAAGCCAGGATCGCTGCAAGGCACTCGGTGTACCTTGGTCAGCTGAAGAGCTGAAAGCGATACACGGTGAAGGAGTACCTGCAAACTACGTTCGGGCTGGTATCCTTACTAAGAAGGCATACGACAAACAACTCAAACGTGAAAGTGTTGAAGGTAAGAAGCTCGATACAATGAACCTCGGTGAACTTCAAGAGGAAGCTAACGGGGTTGGTGTTGAATACGTAGGTATTACACCGAGAGAAACATTGATCGATCTTATTAAAAAGGCTCGCCTCTTAGCCGAAGCAGGAATTGAAGAAGAGGAAGAAGACGAAGAGGAAGACGACGAGGAAGAAGAAACAGAGGAAGAAGAAACAGATGAAGAAGACGATGAGGAGGAAGAGGATGAAGAAGAGGAAGAAGAGGAAGAAAAAGAGAAACCAAAAGAAAAAGTTAAGAAAAAAGTAAAACCAAAAAAGAAAGCTAAAACAAAGAAAAAACGAAGCAGAAAGAAAAAAGATTAATAATTCGTAACATAATTCTCTATGAATAAAAATGATTTTATAGGTCTATGTATCATCGGATTATTGATCGCACTCTTTGTAGTAATACTAATGCAGGAACCAGCAGATATTAATGTAGATGTTAATATTGAGCAACCGCCAGTAGTACAATCAATTGTACCTTCTCAAGCTGAGAATGGAATTGGTGGAACAACTCATTATTCTGGTATCGTTCATGCAGAAGGTCTTACTATTACAGATGATGCTGAAGTTCAGGATGAACTTACAGTTGACGATGCAACTTACACGTGTAAAGACTTTACATTTGTTGATGCAACAACAACTCCTGTTGCACTTGCAGCTACTTCTCTCTTTAGTTCTGGTAGTATGACTATCACTGGATTTGTTTATAATAATCCAACTGCAGGTGTTGCTACATCGACTCATAGCATCGATTGCGGTGTTGCTGCAGATCAGTATACTTCATCTGATACTTTGATGGATGGATTAAGCGTTGCAACTTCAACTGCTGCTTATCAAAGTGGTAACTATGGAACTAACGGTAAAGCTAGTCTTCCACTTGATACTACTGAATACGTAACTTGTACTGTAACTCTTACAGGAGGTGCTGCTTACGATGGTGCTTTCCTCGACGGAGGAAATACTTACGATGGTAGTATCACTGTCTGTGCATTTCAGTAAATAGTTCTTCAGATAACTCTGATGATATGTTCTGCTCATTATTTATTTAGTGAGCAGGCACATATTATTAGCTATTGGTTACTACTTACTTCGCGGGTCGTTGCTGATGATTCGTCATCAGTTGAAGTAAGTAGTAATTTATAACTAATTAATAATTTTATAAGTATGTTAAAATTAAAAAATGATTTGATAGCAATCTTCGTTGCATTAATTTGTATAAGTTTACTTCTGCTTTTACTTTTTGGTATTCTATCTGATCCCAAAGAAAAGAAAGAAGCAAGTTTTGGAGTTTCTTTTACTAACCCAACGAGTACTGTAACAAGTACAAAAGCTATGTTACCAGTAATGGTATTAGATACTAACGCAGATAGAAAATATGCTGTAATTCAAAACGATAGTGATACAGCAGTATATTTATATCTTGGGTATTTTGCAAATGGTACTGCTGCATCGACTACTGTTGTAAAGAATAATGGCTTTAGATTATTACCAGCAGCTGCTAATGAGTTTGTAATAGACGATACAAATTTATATACTGGTCAAGTCTGGGCAACTAGTTCGCCTTCTAAGAAAATAATTTCTATTGAGAAATAACAATATGACATTTCAAACACCTAACACAATTGACTCAGCATCATTCAATGTAACTAATGGTCAGAGTGATTACGATGTGAAAACAAATGTTGCTGCTGCTTTCTCTAATGTGAAAGTTTATAAAAGACTAGAGCTTAGAGTTGATGGACAAATAACTGTTAAATTTAATAATACATCTAATCCAGCTGTTCAGATTGATAATGTCGATAGTCCTTACGTTGTACCATTTGAGATGGATATCACTGATCTCTATATCTCAAATGCATCAGGGAGGACTGTCGCAGTAAAACTTTTTGGAACAGCATAATCATATGAGTACAAACGACCAATTAATTAAACAAGAGAAGGAGAGGATTTTAAAATTGAAAGAAGAGCGTAGTAATTTAGAATCTGAAGTAGAAACTCTTCAAGCAGAAATCGATCAAACAAATATCAAAGTTAATGCTAGGAAGAAAGTTGTAAATAACTTAATTTTAAAACAGAAACAACTCGAAGCAAAGAATAAAACTTTATTTGAAACTAAAAAAGAACTTTCTCTTACAATCGAAGAAGAAAAGGAAGAATTAACAGAGCTTCGATTATTAAAGAAAAAAGTAAAGATATTAAAAAATTCTCTCAGTAAAAAAGTTATAAAACTGCGAGAAGATAAAGAAGAACTTGCAAAGGAGATTGAAGAGAAGAGAGAGAGTATCGAAACGAGTGAAGAAGAAGTTACAGCAAGAGAAGATCTTGTATCAGACCGAGAGCAAAAAAATAAAACTAAAACAAAGAAAAATAAAGATTGGGAAGATGGACTTACTATCAGAGAAGGTGAATTAAATAAAAGAGAAGCAAGGGTTAAAGTTAAAGAGAAACTATATAAATTAAAGAAAAAATAATATGTCAGGAGCAAAAAGTTCACACACTAAAATAGTTGGTAAAGACGGAGAAGAAGTAGGATTTTCTCCTGTCGATGGCTTCAAAGTAATTCATACAGAATTAACTGCAGCTGGTCCAAATTATATGTTATACGTTGATGTTGATGGGAATTGGTATGTAATGAAAGAAGTAATAGCTGGAGACGAAAGAACTTATACTTTCTATTATGAAGATGCAAGCGATCTTGGAGATGCATGGACTGATAGAGCATCTCATACTTATGTCGAATTTAATGCAGCATTTTAAATAACTTTTTATGAAAAAAATTCTAATTTTACTTTTAACAGTTAGTTGTTTATTCTTTCTTACTTCGACTGTATATGCTGACTGGACGTTTAATCCATTCACAGAAAGATTAGATTATTACGAAGAAGACACAGTAAGTGGTGGTGGATCTGGCAGTAGCAATTGGTCAACCTCTACAGATGAATTACTTATTTATCCTTTGAGTAGTCGGGCGGTTGTAGTTGGTGGAACAGCTACTACTGGATCCGCGATGTTTGAAGTTATAGGTAATTCTATTTTTGACACTGCTACATTTTCAGGGACGATTACCGGAAATTTAGCAGGAACGGTTACAGGCGACTTAACTTGCACTAATTGTTTGAACGCTACAGAGATTGAAGATATTTATATTTTGAATAGTGGCGATACTCTAACAGGTCATTTAACAATGACTTACGCTTCGTCCACTGGGATAACCGCTACTACATTTTGGGGGGCTTTAGTGGGCAATGCTAGCTCTGCAACGAAATTAGCTGCTAACGGCGCTAATTGTGGTGCTGGTTCATACGCTCTTGGAATAGACGAGAACGGCGCGGTAGAGAGCTGCACAGACGCTACAACCGAGATTGACAGTGCTATATCAACTCACGCCGGAGATGATGACGCTCATCACGCTTTAGTAACTATTACAGGAGAGGATTTTTTCTCATTAAGCACACAACAAATAACGGCTAACGCAATTAATGCCGATAATTTATCTAACACTGATTTTGGTGGTTTTACTTGTAATGGTACGACTTGCTCACTAGATAGTGATGCCACCTGGACATTGCATAATTCTTATCCGTCTGCTTGTGGCGCGGGCGGTGGCGTAGTCGTTGGTATAGGTGATACGCTTTCTTGCACTGCCACATCGTCCTTAGGACTGGTTACTGTTGGTGGGGCTTTCCACGATGGTTTTTCCGATTTTGTTGCCAACGAACATTTAGACTGGACAGCAAGTGTAGGTACAATTCACGCAGACAATTATACAACACTAACAGATTTAACGGATTTTGACCAAACAGCTTGGAGATTATTTTATTCCAACAACCTTGGTGATGTGATTGAATTGTCGCTCGGGACAGATGGGCAATATCTGCAATCGCAAGGAGGAACGGCTTCA